TCGGATAGTCATCAATGATGTACGCTTGTTTTTCAGAATGAATCAAGCCTTCTTCTGTTAAGAGCCTTGTATGATAATGAAAAAGCTCTTTATCGATCTCACTTAATCCCAACTCTTCCTGGCTCATTCCAAGTTCGTCAAGCCTCTCGTGTTCTTTAACCGCCTGGAGAATATGTTTTATTAACTCGAAGTCCTTTTCCATTTTTATTTCTCCTTTTACTTGCTCAATAGAAACTCCATCATATCCAAAATCGTTTGACGATCATTTTCGCTGAGCTGGTCATACTTATATAACAGCTCTTCTTTTTGCCTTGTCATTTCCTGGTCGGGCGAGTCATCACTGTCTGCTGGTAGCGCGTACCCCAAGATACTGAGTATTGTTTGATCATCAAATTGCGCTTCTGACCTTTTTTCGCGCGATTGCACTTCCCAGGCATGCCATTTTTCCAGCAACCAGATTTTTATGTCTTTTTCCATTAAACTCGCTCCAACATAATAATACCAAAATAGTAAAAACACTTGACAAATTGGATAGGATGGTATATACTATCTACTAACTACACTGTAACCGTTAGTAAATCAGGAACTTTCTATGAAACCCATCCAATACATCGTCAAAAAATACAGACAGCAGCGGGGGTTATCGCTGCGGCGATTCGCGGAAGCAGTGACCAGTGATTTGAACCTGGGGATGGACATCTCGCACCAGACGATAAAGAACTGGGAAGACGGGACCCACCAACCGCAGTTTTCATTTTTGATGAACCTGGCAATGATAGCCCGAGATTGGCGCATGGATTTTGCGTTTGACTGCCTGGCAGCATTGCGACCGGCAGTGTACGAGCCGATGACCAGCATTGGCTGTGAAGCGATAGAAAAATATTCAGAACTTGAAATAACCGAAAAGGAGGAATGATGTTTGCTAACTCAGTAGATTTTGCGAAACCCAGAAAATACACATTTGCCGTGGGGGCGGTTGAGGGCAGGAGCGCTGATGTTTCGCCCTTTACGGGCATCCAGGTGCTGTTGATCAACGCGCACTTTTGGTATGCCATCGGGCCAAACAAGCGCTGGTCAGGATTGAATGAATCCCTGGAAATTGAAAAGGTGGATTGTCCAATTGTCATCACCAAAGACATCCTTGCTAAAGACACTTACCATCACCTGTTGAAATCATTTGTAACGGTCGAAGGCATTCACGATCTCGACTTGTTTTTGGTCCAGCTGGAGCGGATCGGCGGGATCGTGCTTTATCCCTTTGTTACTCAGATCAACATCCCAGACCTGCTCGGGTTATAGCTTCAGTTATATAGCTTCAGTATAGAAGGAAAGGAGCACGTATGAAAATTGGGATGCTTTCGGGGCGCAGTCGGGAACTGAACCGGTTGAAATTCGGAAATTACGCAGCAGTCTGGCCCCCGATATCCCTGCAGCGGATGGATTAAATGGGAGCCGACACGGTGACTGAGCCGCGGCCATGGCCGAACAATGCCAGGGAAGTACGCGATTTGGCAGCAGAACTGGCGATCACAGGACGCTGGGCGATTGAACCGATGTTGACCGGAAAGTTTTCCGCAGCGGAGAGCATCCGCAGAATAGCGATAGCGATTGTGACGTTTCAAAAGATTTCACGCCTGTTAGAGAGCGTGGGAGCGCAAACCAACCCAATTTATGACACAGAAAACAGTTTTGAAAACATTCGAATTCAATATGAAGACCAATAAAGAGACCAATAAGGAGACAAAAATGACCCCAAACACGATTAACACCCCCATTAATGACCCTCTTGCCATGGCAGAAAACCCGCAAGAGATCAAGTACAGCAATGAATACTTCGGCCAGGTCAGCCTGGACGTGTGGTTCTGCGTGCTTGAAAAGGGCGTTGGCAAAGTGCCCTTTGACCCCAACACGCACTCGATTGATCGGCGCCTGACGGCAATCACGATGGGGATCATCCCCGTGCCGGCTTCGGGCCTGCAGTTTTCGGTTGACCGCGATTACATCGCTGAATTCCGGCCGTGGAACGCGATCACGCTGCCCAGCCTGAAAGCACTTGGAGTTTCGGTGCGCGAACTGAACGACAGGTATGTGCGCGTCAAAATGACCGAAACCGGCGAAACCTACACCAACAGCCAGGGAGAGACCCGAGAAAAAACTGCATTTGAATTTCTGGCGATTTACGACTCTCTGGAAGCCTGTGAAGCAGATTTCACAGCAAAGCGAGGGTCCAGTGCGCAGCCGAATACATCCCCGCAAAAATCACAGGCCGCGCCAACGGCTGGAAACGGCAATAAAGACCGGGATGCAGCGCTGAAATTCCTGGAAGTGGCTGTTAAGAGCACATGCCAGGGCCTGACGGACCTGGACCAGGCACGAGAAGCTGTTGCAGCTCAGATCGCAAAGATGCCGTTAATCAACAAGCACTTCACCGTGGACAGCCCGGAAACGATGAATTTTATGGCGGAAGCCCTGGCGCCTTTTTAGGAGAGAAACAGGAATGAGAATCAGCTCTCATAGTTTAATTGGAAAAACAGCCGTTTTGTACCTGGCTGATGCGGGTTCGATCCCTGCTGAGAGCTATAGCGAACTCCCTGGGCTTGCTGGCCCAACAGCAAGGGAGTGCAGCCCGGAACCCTGGAAGATCGGGAAACAGCTAATAGGGTGACAGTCGGGAGAGACCGGTAATAGATAAGCTCCGGATCGTTATACGGACAGAAGATAGTCTCGATCCGGGGCGCCTCACTGAGGTTGACCTGTGGTTGGCCCTCCTCCTGCCAGGGTGAACTTCAGTGAGGCGCAGGATGCGCCCATTTTTTCCTCCTTGTTCAATGGGGGTCGTCCCTGAAAACGGCGGCCCCCAGGAGAAAATGGATCAATCGTTGGACGTTGGAGCAGCATTATGGGAATTTCAGCAATTATGATCGACAGCAGAGAACCGACCTGGGTGCAGAATTTGCGCTTTGACGGCATCCCCACCAGCGTGCAACTGCTGGAGCAGGGGGATTTGATGGCGGCGTGCGATGGTGATTTGATCCTGGTTGAGAGAAAAACGCCGGACGACTTCCTGAACAGCCTGAAAGCGGGCCGCCTGATGCTGCAACTGGCAAATATGCTGACGGTGACACGGTGGGCGTACCTGATGATCACTGGAGAATTCAAACTGGGCGTGAACGGCGAGGTGGTGACCTCAAGAGTAACCGGTTGGAACTGGGATGCGGTGCAGGGCGCTATACTCAGTATCCAGGAGATGGGTATCTATGTGATCCAGTGCAAAGGAGATGAGGATTATGAAGATGCTATCATCCGGCTGGGCAATCGCGACCGTTCAACTGTTTTACCCGTTCCACCCGCTAAACAACCCCACGTGTATTCGCAATCCGAAGCGATTCTGGCGTCATTGCCTGGGATCGGGTTCAAGCGGCTACAGAAGGTTTTAGAAGAATCTGCGGGAAGCCCAGCATGGGCACTGGCTTTATTGACCAACCTGGATGAGGTTGAAAATTTCCCGGGCGTGTCTTATGGCGATCGCCAGCGGATAAGAAATGTACTGGGGCTTAAAACAAGTGAAATGCTTGCGATTAACGTTCGGCCAGGATACTAACAGGATACTAAACTATCAAACCAATCAAAAATAAATTTAGAAAGGATATTCTATGAAAAACACCAATCAAATCACAACACTGGAAGTACAAGACTCACTGATCAAGGACAGGGAAATTACAACAGCAAGCCAGGCAGAAAATGTTTTGATGGCAAACCGTGAAATGAGCCTGGGCGTGTGGCATATGATCAACACGGTTGCCAATGATGTCTATCGTTCACGGCTGTTCCCTGTGAGCAGTCCGCAACAGGCGGCGGCGATCATGCTCAAAGGTTATGAGATCGGCTTAGGGTTGATGGCAAGTTTTGAATTTGTACAGGTGGTGAAGGGCCATGTGGGGTTATCACCTAAAGGAGCCCTAGCACTGCTGCACAACAGCCCACGGATCACAAAAATCAAGCTGACCAGGTTGACCGATGATAAACATAAATTTATCGGCTACGAATGCACTATGACGCGAGATAACGGTTTTTCGCATACTGAGCGATGGACCCTGGATAATGCTGTGATTGCCGGCCTGATGAAGCCAGATAGCAACTGGGAAAAATATCCGGAGAATATGTGCAAATGGCGTGCAATCGGCTTTTGTGCGGATATTGCAGCCCCGGATGTGACCGCCGGTATGGTGGACTTCATGATCCGGCCTGAGCAATTCGGGGTTCGGATTGACGATGAGGGGAACATCATTGAAGGAGAACAACGCATTGTTGTTACCAGTGAAATTGTGCAGGATGAATTGTATAACGAGAAAACACCAACGGTCACACTTGCAGAACTACTGGATCAATATTCAGCCGAGGAAATCCTCAAAGCCAACGGCGGGACCATCCCGGGCACGAATGAAGAGCTCGAAAGGGTAGCCAATCAACTCATCAAAGAATCACAGGAAAACGGATACTAAAATGCCTTATGAAATTAACCATCTATCCTACAGTTCCATCAGCTCCTATCTTATGTGCGCAGCGGCATGGAAATTTCACTATATTGACAAGATCCAAACGCCAACCTCACCGGCACTGGTATTTGGATCGGCTTTTCATAACACGATTGAACAATGGTTAGGTGGTAAAGCCGAATCACTGACAGACGCCTGGTCTAAAGAGTGGCAAAAACAAACTGAAGGTCAAGTCATTGATTGGGGGACAGATATCCCTGAAGAGCTTTTTAACAAAGGGATTGATATGCTGACCAACCAGGACATTTTGGCCGAGATGCAGAATACATTCTTCACGCATGCTGAAATGCCGGTGATTGAAACCAAGGTTGAACTCAGTATTCCCGCCGTGCCGGTGCCGATCATCGGCTATATCGATATTATCACAAGCGACAAGGTGCCCGGTGACTTTAAAACGAGTTCCAAATCCTGGACAACGGATAAAGCCCTGGATGAAACGCAGCCGCTTTTTTACCTGGCAGCGATGAACCAGATGGGTTTCCCGGTGGACGGCTGGCGATTTCGGCATTATGTGTTCGTCAAAACCAAGACACCCAAACTCCAGGTATTTGAACACGTACACAACCCAGGGCAGATCATGTGGCTGTTTGGGATGATCCAGAAGGTATGGAAGGGTATTGAAGCGGGCGTGTTTCCTGAGAATCCCTCCACTTGGAAATGTAATCCTCGTTATTGTGAATATTGGCCGATATGTAGAGGGAAACTCTCATGATGAGAAGTGCCAATAAAAATGCCAAACAGGGATGGCTTTTGCAGGACCTCAGGCCGGCAAACAAGTGTTCTATCGGCTTTGACGGCACCAACCTGATCCTTGAAACGCCGTATAACCCGGGGCTGGTTGCCCAGCTGAAGGCATTGATCCCGTATAACGACCGGCGATGGGATCCAGACCAAAAAGTTTGGTTGATAAGACCGGATCATGGCCCAACTTTGCAAAGCCTGATCGATCAATTTTTTGATGAGGTTGTTGATTTGCCTGGTATTGAAAATAGTAAACCCGAACAGGAATTGCGGATCATCGAGGTGCGATATCTCGGTTCTACCAAGGACCGGGGGGATGCAGAGCGCTCCGCTTTCGGACTGGTTGACGGGGAATGGTCGGTATTATTCCCTGAAAGCGTGCTGCGTTCGTGGTTCGAAGTGGATCCGTTGGCACCGATCCAAGGGGAAACGCTGTATTCTGTGTTAGGCGCTCGAAAAACCGCCTCTGAGGGGGAACTCAAGAGCGCCTTCCGCAGGATGGCGCGGCAATGGCACCCGGATGTGTGTTCAGAACCGAACGCTAATGAGATCTTTCAACAGATTAACCGAGCAAACCAGGTACTGAGTAACCCTGAGAAACGAGCACGCTATGATGCAGGATTAGTCCTGGAAGAGACCTGGAAGGCGGAACAAAAAAACACGAAAGATTTGATGGATGGCATTTCAACAGCGACTGTCGGCTACCGCTCACCGCTCCGCTGCGGTTGGATTATGGTCAAAGGCATTCCGGTTTTGGGGCGGTTTGAAGTGCAGGAAATCCTGGATTGGCAGGACATCGTCAACCACCAGGGGCAGGTGCTGGTGACCTCGTGGGCGATGGGTGATAAAGCGCCAACGGAAAAGTGGGTATAAAACCATGATTTGCACAACAAAACAACCCAGAAAAAAGGGCGCTGGCGCAAAAAAAGGCACGCTGTTTGTGTGCGTGGGATTCGTGTTCCTCAACGGGCGCACAAACTTCACCGATCCGAAAGACTACTTAGACTTCCGTTACATGAAATGGGACCGGTACAGCCTGGAGAGCGACTTGCGATTGGGGGTATTGCCCCCGGGAATGCTGGTTAAGGCTGAAGACGGAACAAGGATCGGCATCGTGGTAGGAAACTATAACGATGAACAGCAAGTTGAGTTTTTGGGCGAGTTGCAATTGGAAGCGATAAAAAAGGAGAAAAAATGCGTGATTTGATGCCAACCCAGGAAAACGATTTAGTGCGCGGCTCGCTGTATGAGATTGCCCTGAAAAACAATCAATCGATTGCGGAGACGTTTATCCATTGTGATGTGGTGATACTGGTCGATACCAGCGGCAGCATGAGCATCACCGACAGCCGCGACAGCCAAAGTCGCTACACTGTCGCCTGTGAAGAATTACGATCGCTACAGGCCAGCCTGCCAGGGCGCATTGCTGTATTGAGCTTTTCGGATGAAACCGTCTTTTGCCCGGCTGGCGTGCCCTGCTTTATGGGCAGCAGCACCAACATGGCCGGTGCGCTTAGATTTGCCAAAGTGGCCGATACCCCCGGCATGCGCTTTATTTTAATCTCTGACGGTGAACCCGATCGTGACTACGAAACCCTGCAGGTGGCAGCCACCTTCACCAACCGCATCGACACCATCTATGTGGGGCCCGAAGACCGCCTGGAGGGACGCGACTTCCTGATACAGCTGGCAAAGATGAGCGGTGGACAGACCATCACCGCCGACCGAGCCAAGGAACTCAAAGCAGGCATTGAAACCTTATTATTGACTTCCGGATAAACGCTTGAGATGACAACCACTGCAGCCAAAACAAGCAACCTGTTTAGTTTTTTACTTCGCTCTGGCATTCAGAAAAAAGACGCTGAGGAGCTGGAGCGTGCCTTTGGCACTGAAGATGTTGTGGACTTCATGGACGGCATGGAGAACGTCGCCACGGTGCTGGCTGCCAAAGACCACTCCACCCTGCAATTACAAATGCCGCCCAAAGCGGAGCCGTGGACATCGATTTACCAGTTCATCGCCTCAGAAATCAGCATGAATAACACGGACCCGCTGATGGCGTTCAGCCAGGCGCTGGCAGCATGGGAGCATGATTGGGATCTGCAACAGGCGATCAGCAACGCGACGGGCTATCGCATGGGAGTGATCCAGGAATTTGAGCGCCAAAAGGGATCTAAAAAGCGCTATAAGATCAAAGATTATTTGGTGGCATTCAAGCAGCTGGGTTACGACTTCCGAATGAATGACATCAACGACAAAATCGAAGTTAATGGGGTCCCGATCACCGATGAAAAAGCGCAGGAAATCCGGGCAAGAATGCGCGAGGGTGGTTTTTATCGCATCAATGAGTTTGAGGACATTTATGGTTGGGAAGCATCGAAAAACCGCTATCACCCGATCAAAGACTTCTTACTGAGTATTACCTGGGACGGGAGCGATACGATCGATGAACTGGCAAGCTATTTTAATGACCGTTATGGCATGTGGCCGGTGTGGCTGCGCAAGTGGTTGATCGGAGCCTGTGCGAAGGTATTCGAGGCGGAACAAAACCCGATGCTGGTGATGGACGGCCCGCAAGGTGTAGGGAAAAGCGAGTTTGCCAGGTGGCTTGCCAAACCAATGGGGGATTATTTTATCGAAGCGCCGATCAATACGGATGACAAAGACAGCGAAATCCGGTTGATCTCTGCGTGGATCTGGGAGGTGAGCGAACTGGGTGCCACGACGCGCAAGGCGGATTATGAAGCGCTCAAAGCTTTCCTGACGACCCGTAAGGTGACTGTGCGGAAACCCTACGGCCGGCATGACATCAGCAAGCCGGCACTGGCATCCTTTATAGGAACAATCAATAACAGCTCAGGCATTTTCTCTGATCCGACCGGGAGCCGGCGGTTCCTGGTCTCAAAAATTGAAGAGATCAACTGGGATTACTCAGTATCTATTGATCCAACCGATGTTTGGGCAGAAGCCATGGCAGCCTACCTGGCGGGCGAAAGCTGGAAATTGACGCGGGACGAATATGTGAAGTCAATCCAGATCAACGAAGACTATGATGTGGCGGATCCGATCGAGGGGCTGGTGAAAAAATATTTTGATCTGGACCCAACCCGTGATGATTGGTGGATCCCCACGACGGACATCCTGACAATATTGCAGGACCCCACTCAGGGCGCGCTGAGAGGGACTTCTCGTGGCAATGCGATGGGGCTGGCGGCGGTGATGACCAAGCTGGGACATGAGAAGAAGAGAAGAATGAATACTATCAATCAACAAGTTTGGGGTTATACAGGGATCCAGTTGCATTCGATGATCCCATAAAGAGACCCCATAGGAGATTCTGTAGGACAGGAGATAGGAGAGTGAGCAATGCACGATGTGAGATGTGAAAGTTGGATGCTGATACCAACTGCAATCATAGGACTGCTGATTGTGGTAATGCTGCTGCCAGTGCTATTGATTGTGGCGTTTATTGAGGCGTGGAGGTGAGGGATGGCTATTGATTTCGAGAACACAAAAAAATTAAAACCATGTCCAATTTGCGGACAAAAAGACAAGGTGAATTTATGGGTAATTGATGGAGACAAAGAACCCAATGTTTCTTGTTCAAGATGTGGTATAGACGCTTGGACCCAATGGAATGTTAAAGAAGCTATTAGGCATTGGAATGAGTTGCCGAGGAAAGAGGAACTTACCGCTCGCGATGCGATGGAGCGGAAGGATGGTGAGGGAAAATGAAGGCTAAAAAATGGAATTACAAAACAAGAAAATATGAACCTTTTACACTTCCGTCAAATGCATGTCTCCTCTCTGAGGATATGGAACAGATAATTCAATGTGCGAATTGCGAAAAAGAAATTAAGTTTGGAGAATGTTATACATCTCTCACAATTCATACCGACAACATTCTGGCGTTCGGGTATGCAGTGTGTGAAGATTGTTATAAGGTGGAAAGAAAAGAGAAACAGTCATGACCGGCTACTGCTACAGCATCATCATAATATTCGCCATAGGGATCGCAACAATTGTAATCCTCTCATTGATTTCATACAACGATTTTAATATGACTGAATATCTGTACTGGCTGAATAAATATGAGCAGAACAAGAAAAACACTGACGAAAAAGAAAAATCTGACAAAAAATGAGGTTGGCATAGGTCGGCATAGAGGTTGGCATAGGTCGGCATACAATTTTACAAAATATAACAAGAAATCACTGAAAAAACATGCGTAAACGAACAAAAATTTCAATTAATTATAAAAGTGCCAACCTATGCCGACCTAAAACCCTATTAAAGGAGTAAATAATTTATTTTTTTACTTAATATAGGGAAAAGGTTGGTATAGGTTGGAAGGTTGGCATTTTGAGGAGAAAAACATGAATGAAATCACACAAACCGCCCGTAAATGGATACTGAGTGGCCAGGCGGTGATCCCGATTCGATATCGGGACAAGCGACCGGCGATCTCAGCATGGGAGCCATATAAGAGCCAGCTGCCAAGTCCTGATGAAATTATAGCATGGTTCCCGGATCAATATCACAATCTGGCGATTATAACCGGCGTGAAGGGATTGGCAGTAATTGACTTTGATACCCTGTCCCGCTATCGGTATTGGGAGTTGTGGGCGATCAAAACGGGCTATCCAGCAGATAAGGTTGCCCAGGTAACCTATAAAGTACGAACCGCACGGGGCGTGCATGTTTATATTCGACTGCCACATGACGAGCGCAACCGCAGTCTGGAGGGGATCGACATCAAGGCGAAGGGCGGTTATGTGCTGGCCCCGCCATCGATCCACCCGAGCGGGGTGCCGTATCGAGCGATCAATCCAGGAGCGCCAATTGAGAAGGTGAATGCGTTATCGGAGATTTTGCCGGCGGCACTTCTGACAAGGGATACTGAGTTATCTGATCATGTACGGGTCCCGACAAGGTTTGTGAATCCTGTGAAGTACGTCAGTGATCCATGGGAGGTTGCTGAAAATCAGGACGAGCCCGGACATGATCTGGTCAGTAAAATCCGAAGTTATTTCAGGATTGAGGATTTCTTTCCGGGGGCGGTTTCATCGTCGAGTGACCGGCGCTGGATGCTGGCATTGTGCCCGTTTCATGAGGATAAGACGCCTTCGTTTTGGCTGGACACGCAAAGGCAGATTTGCGGATGTTATGCGGGTTGTACGATGAAGCCGCTGGATGTGATTAATTTGTTTGGGAGACTTCACGGGCTCTCAAATAGAGATGCGATTTTGATGATGGCAAGGGGGATGTAAATTTATATGAATGAAACAAGGAAAGAGCGAGGAATGAGAAACGATCCTGTTGATATGGGTAAGTTGATAAAAGCCCTGGAGGTTTCCATGATACACGATTTGCCGATCACGCTGCGGACGCTATAACGCTCATTGATAAAAAATAGATCAATAACATTTGACTGCATTCTTGGTTGCATACTTGGCTACAAACCCGCAGCACCCTAAGCGTTACTCAGCCAGGGCAGATGGACAAATGACTCTGGATGATTTTATCGGGAAGATCCCGCTCTGGCAGCGACCGCAACTGGAAGATGATTTGCACGATCTGTTAGCATCCGGATATGGACAACTGACGTTTACTCTGGTTGCTGGAAAATTGACAACATGGGAAGTGACAATTTCTCGAAAAGTTGCCCGTCGATCGGATGATTAATAGACTGTAATAGACTGATTGAACCCGTCTTGAACCGGCATTAAACCAGCATAAAACCGACATAGAACTGGCAGATTGACTTGAAAACATGGTATAATTTTTAGTACAACACGATAACAAGTTGTTGACCTCAGACTCTGAGGACTGGTCAACCAGCCCGGAGTGTGTCTTGAAAAAGATGCGCTTCGGGCTTTTTTTGTTAATTCACGACGGAGGTTTTGCAATGGAAGGTTTGTTGGGTTTATTTGAACAGTTGATGGTTTTGGGCGGTTTCGCAGCCCTGATTTCCGTGATCATCAACGTGCTGAAGACGATCGGCGTGGTAAAAGATGGCCAGGCGGGAATGTGGTCCGCAGGCTTGAATTTAGCGGGCTTGATCGCGCTGTTTGCGACTGGCATTGTTGCTCCAGAGTTTGATATATCTGGCCTGGATGAAAACATTGCGCAGATAGCAGAAATACTGAGTTTGATATTCGCCTTTATTACACAGAATTGGATTTCGAAAGGCACACATACAGTATTTTCAAGCGGACAGGTACCAATTATCGGGCGATCTTTTAGCAACAAGTAACCATGGATACTACAGCCATCATCCTCACTGTTGTTGGCGCTATTCTTGGTTCAAGTGTGATCAGTGCTGTGGTGACCGGCCTATTTATGCGCGTCAAAACGCGTGCTGAAGCGGAGAAGACAAATGCAGATGCTGCAAAGACAGCTACAGATTCACAGTTGTCTTTGCAGGAATTTTGGCATGTGGAATTCAAACGATTGGATGAGCGTATTGCTGATCTTGAGGAAATCGTAAGAGGACGGGATGTGACCATCGCAGAACTTAAAAAAGAGAATACTGAACTGAAACGGAAGATTGCCGAATCTGAAGCTGAAATTGTACAGCTGACATCACGGATCCGTGAACTTGAACGCTTGATTGAGCAATATAACATCCAAGTAGATTGTGGAGACGATCATGAGCAATGATTGGGTTTTGGGTGTAGATACCTCTCACTGGTCAGGGAAGATTAATTTCCCGAAGATGCACCAGGCGGGAGCGCGCTTTTGGATCACCAAGGCGACGGATGCTAATAAAACGACAGGCCTGCAATTTGAGGATACTGAGTTCAATAACTATTGCCGGGCCGCTTTTGATTTTGGCGAGCTGCTGACCGGTTGTTATCACTGGTTGCAATACTCAGTGGATCCGAAGGTTGCAGCGCAGTTTTACCTGGAACGTTATACACGTTACAAATTTGACTTCCCGCCCATTCTGGATTTCGAAGAGCCATCGGTGCGCGATACGGGGCGTTTTAGCGACTATGCCTGGCGTGCCAGCGAGTGGTGCAAGGAAGTTGAACGAGTAACAGGACGAAAGCCGATCATCTACACGGCTCAGTGGTTCACAAACTATTTTCAGACGAGCCATTTGTCCTGGATGCAAGCCTATCCGTTATGGATTGCCAACTATTCCTGGTGGGCAAATGATATTGCCAAAGTGCCTGTCAATTATCCAAAACTGAAGTTTGAGGACAGGGTATGGGATGACTGGGCGATATGGCAATACTCAGCCGATACAAACGGACGCGGCGCAGAGTTCGGTGTGCAGGCAAAGAGCATTGATTTGAATTGGTTTCAGGGAAGTTACGCAGATCTATTGCACTGGTTGAAGGTTGATGAGCCGGTGCCAGAGCCATTGACACTCGAAGAGCGCGTTGAACGCCTGGAGTTGGCGGTGTTTGGATAAAAAGCAAATCATAGGGAAATTGTAGGAAAAATAGACATTAATTGAGTAAAAACACAAGAAAAATATAGTGAAACCGAAGAATTTACGTGCAGAAATAGAAAGCTTGGATAGTGATCTGAAAATTCAGTATGTATTTTCGCGCTGTAAAACAACCAGTAATGGCAAAGCAATTAATGATGCCGGTTTTTCAACTGCCACCTTTTATGGTTGGCCCCAAGAAGAGCGAGATTACCTAAATTCACTGGCAATGCGTTTGAAAACAGAGACGGGCTTACGAGCCACTTTGTTATTGCAGGAAGCGGCTGAGAGTGCAGCGAAAGTGAAGATCGATGGGTTGAAATCTCGCAATGAACGCATAAAGCAGGCTTCAGCAACAGAAGTGCTTGATCGGATCATTGGCAAACCGTTTCAATCACTGATCACCCAGGTAAACATGGCGGCCGACGAAGAGGACAGCCAGGAGATGACGCTGTTCAATTTGCCCGCTAATGCGATTGCCAGCTCGTTTTTTGATGTGTATCGGGATATTCAAGCAGCCGCACATACTGAGTATGTATTCAAAGGGGGACGAGGGTCCACCAAATCTTCATTCGCATCAGAGGTACTGATTGAACTGCTGATCAATAATCCGGAGTGGCACGCGCTGGTGGCCAGGAAGGTTGGCAACACGCTGCGGGATTCGGTGTACAGCCAGATTGTGTGGGCGATCGATTATCTGGGCTTGACGGAAAAGTTCAAGTGCATCACATCGCCGCTTGAAATCACGTATATTCCGACGGGGCAAAAGATTTACTTCCGGGGTGGCGACGATCCGCTAAAGATCAAATCGATCAAACCCCGTTTTGGGTATATCAACATTCTGTGGTTTGAGGAGCTGGACCAGTTCAAGGGTGGCTCGGAAGTGCGCTCTATCGTGCAATCCGCGCTGCGTGGTGGTGACAAAGCGTACGTTTTCATGAGCTTCAACCCGCCCAGGAGCAAGACCAACTGGGTTAATAAAATGCTGGAGATACCCAAGCCCAACCGGTATGTGCATGAGAGCGATTACCGGACGGTGCCGGTGGATTGGCTCGGCCAGGCGTTCATTGATGAAGCGGAGTATTTGAAAGAGATCAACCCGGCGGCTTATGAACATGAGTACCTGGGCTTGCCGACCACAGCAGGCGGGTTGGTGTTTGAGAACGTGGAGATCAGAGCGATCACTGATGAAGAGATCGGGCAATTTGACCGGATTCATGACGGGCTTGACTTCGGTTACTACCCGGATCCAGCGCAGTGGGTGCGCTGCCACTATGATGCGGCCAGAATGACGCTGTATATCTTTGATGAGTATCGTGGTTGGAAACACAGCAATTCGGAACTCTATGAAGCCCTGGTTGAAATGGGGGTTGGTCCAGAGGACACGGTGATCGCAGACAGCGCCGAACCTAAAAGCATTGCTGATTTGCGGGCTTACGGCCTTTCGTGTATTGGTGCTGAAAAGGGTCCAGAGAGCGTGCGCTATTCGATGAAATGGCTGCAATCGCTGGTCAAGATCGTGATCGACAATAAGCGTTGCCCATATGCAGCGGAAGAGTTTTTGAACTATGAGCACGAGCTAAACAAAGACGGGGAGTATATCAGTGCCTTCCCGGATGCTGATAACCATGCGATCGACGCTGTGCGCTATGCGACCAACCGGATTTGGAAGCGGCGGGGTAAGAAATAATGTTCAGAAAAATACTGAGTTGGGTCAGGGAGTGGATCAAAAAGATGATAGGAAAACAAACGGTTGATAAGGCGCTAAATATCGAGGTTGCTTTTTCTTCGAAAATGGCAGAGGAGATCGAGCTGTGGGCGCGGATGTATGAAAACAAAGCGCCCTGGTTGAACGCAGATGTGAAAAGTATGGGCTTGCCGGCGGCGATTGCTTCGGAACTGGCACGGCTGACGACGATCGAGATGGAAGCCGAGTTCACCGGCGGGGCGCGGGCCACCTGGCTTGAGGAACAATTCGGGCGGGTGATGGACAAATTGCGTCACCAGGTGGAGTTTGGCTGCGCAAAAGGTGGGCTGGTGTTCAAGCCGTATATCGTCGGTGAGCAACTGGCGATCGACTTTGTACAGGCAGATCAGTTTTATCCGGTGGCATTTGATGCGGATGGGATGATCACTGCAATCGTATTTGTGGACCAGCGACGCAAGGGCGATTACTGGTATACGCGGCTGGAGTATCACAACATGACAGATGCGGGCTGTCAGATCATCAACAAGGCATACCGATCGACCAACCAGGACACGCTGGGGCAATCGGTGAGCCTGGACAGTATCGACGCCTGGGCGCAGATTGAGGATGAAGCGCTGATTACGGGGATTGAGCAGCCGCTATATGCGTATTTCCGTTATCCACTGGCAAATACGATTGATGCTGATTCACCGCTGGGCGTGTCATGTTACAGCCGGGCGACGGGACTGATCAAAGAAGCAGATACTCAGTGGTCGAATTTGTTGTGGGAATTTGAAGCAGGGCAGGCGGCAATCTTTGTAGATGAACTGGCTTTTGGGAAAGATGCTCAAGGGCGCGCAAAGCTACCGCACAAACGGCTTTATCGGGCGTTGGAGACCGGCGCGGTGGATAACAGCCTGTTTCAGGGCTGGTCACCGACCCTGCGTGAGCAAAGCATACTGAGTGGTTTGGATGCGATCCTCAAGCGGGTGGAATATTCCACGGGGTTGGCTTACGGCACGCTATCTGATCCCAACACTGTGGACAAGACGGCTACGGAGATCAAGATCAGCAGGCAGCGCACCTATGCGACTGTGGTGGATGCGCAGAAGGCACTGGAAAACGCCCTGGTCGATCTACTGTATGCGATGGATGTGTGGGCAACGATCGGCAATCTGGCACCTGCGGGTGGCTATGACGTCGCGTTTCAGTTTGACGACAGCGTGATTGTGGATAAGGACACCAGTTTTCAACAGGATTTGCGCCTGGTGGGGCAGGGGTTGATGAGCAAATTGGAGTTTCGAATGCGCAACTTTGGGGAGAGTGAAGAAGCCGCGAGGATGGCGCTGGAACAGATTGAAGAAGAACGACAGCCGATGTTTATACCGGAGGTGGAATAACAAAATATAGTTTTATTTGGAGGTATAAATGGCATTACAACTATTTCAGATTGGCGATACACAGTTTTGGGTATTAGCAGACAACACACGCAGGATTGAGGATTTGGAGGCGAGATTGTGAGCGGCGTATTTCACACAACAACCGACACGGTGGATGCTCAAAACATCCCTGCTATGTGGGTTGTTCGATAATAATCTATGTACTTAGGAGGTACAAAAAATGGCAACATACAATAAATTTCAATGTTTTGTGGAAGACCTTGCAGAGAAAAAGCACAATCTCGCAAGCGACACCCTCAAGGTGGCGTTTTCCAACGCTTCCAACGCTCCGTCTGCTTCGGCTCATGTCAAGTTGGCGGACATTACAACTATCGCCACGACCAATCTGGACAGTGTAACTTTGACCGTATCGAGCTCAAGTCAGACTTCCGGCACGTACAAATTGGTGGTTGCAGACAAGACCCTGACTGCGACAGGCGATGTACCAGCGTTCCGCTATGTGATCATCTACAACGACACCGCTGCGAATGACGAGCTCATCTGCTGGTACGACTACGGCTCGGAAGTCACGCTCGCA